ATTAGGGATTGATACTTTTCAACTTCTCTTGCAAGAATTCGTTCACTATAGATTCGACGATTTCCATTTTCAACCATGGCCCTTTGGCAAACGCCTGTAAGGATCATGTGGCCTTCGCGTACCATAGCTTTTTCGGACTCCGTTAAGAGGTCCTGGCAAATTCCACCATCACAAAGTTCGTAATATTCTCTTAATAATTGTTTAGCCATTTTTAATACCTATATTGCGGGCGCCACCCGCATGAGTTTCGATCCTTTACAACAGCGACGGACTGGTTGTAGTCCCCACTTCAGGTTTGTGAATCTCACTTCTTACTCCTTTGTCGCCAACTAGCATGGCAAGTATATATGATGTACCAGAGCTTAAACACCCCAATACAAAAGCATTGTATAGACTATGCTCAAACGTAAATAGTTCTGTCAAGCGGTTAGTCACCAACAAAAAAACCCCAACCCAAAAGCCAACACACATAGGGCAATGAAAGAATTGGTGTTTAGGCCTTATTTTGTTGAAGATAGATCCATAGACTAAAATATTGGTCAACCCAAAAGCACATAAAATAAAATATATCAGACTCACTTCAACCTCTAATACCCATAATAATTATACAAGGATAGTCCATAGGGGCCCCTAGTGAGTGACGGCTTTATAGATCCCTTCTCTGCTGCGTGGGGCACCTGTCCAAGTTCTGTTGAATCAACAGCGTCTGGGTCTGTTAAGTCCACCACATAAGTTTCCTCATAGTCATCTAAGAAGTCAACTGATGGTTTTTCTGTTTCAAGCCATCTGGCGATATTTATAATTGTTACTTTTATTGTAGGGACATCCTCTGCGTCTGGGATTGTTCCCTCCATCGAAGCATAAACTGACCCCCCTTGGACGGAGGTACAGTCTACAACTCCTTTATCGATCAAGTATTTAAACAATCTATCTTGTGCCCCATATACAACACCGCTGTTTAGCGCCTTAGCTAAAGTTAAAATTTTCCTCTTAGCTGGCATAACAACGATTGTAATATCAGGGTGGTCTGAGATTATTAAATTTTTATCCAAAGTCCTTCTTATATCAAGACGAAGCTTCACATCTGGAGTTCTAGCTAACTCTTTAGCTGTGGTGTCTTGAGCATCAATACTGCCTATTTTGACCCTAATTGCCATGGGATTCAAGTTCCTTCACAAGACTTTGAATTTTTAAAACTTGGCTTATTGTGTCGATTGTGATGTCAGAAATTGCTGACTCCCTTAAGACCGCCAAAACTTTTGTGATGTTTTTCTGCAAAGATGTGTTATCGGACTCCACGGCCTTTTTGTTGGCATTTCCTAGAGACTTCGTTAAATTTGAAATTTCTTCATTTAGGAAAATGCTTAGCTCTATTGCGTTATCATGAAAAGAGGCGATATACCTACTTAGCAGCTCCTTTTGCTCCTCCAAAAGATCATCTCCATATTGTTCATTAAACTTTTTAACAAAGGTTGAATAAACTAAATTATCAATTGGAACCATTTCTTTGTTAGAAGGATCTATTTCTGAGGACAAGACTTTGACCAAATTGCTTTCCAAAAGAACCCTGCTCTTCGCTGACACGTCAGGATTTAAGATTTGCGCTATAGTGGCCAAGTTTTTGTAGTTTGGGACGAAGTTTGTATAAACATTTCTTGAAAGCATCTTGTTTATTTTGTTTATTAGTGAGGTCTGCTCTTCAAATACTTTATCTTTATCCAAGGTAGAATGAGTTCTCTTTACCTCTTGGATTAGTTTTTCACAAGTATATGGATGCATAGAAGTGTTCTCATAGAGATCCTTAAATAAATCTAACTCTTTTCTAAGAATGGTGCCAGCTGCAAAATGTTCTTTCATGATGCAGATTATAGCCTTCTTTCTTTCGCTATCTTTAGAAACAATGCTCTTGGTAAGCTCTCTAACGAGAGCCTCATAGAGAAAAGCGGTGTTTCTTTTTTTATTGTGCCTTGTCTTCGTCAACATCTTTGTTTTGCTCCAGAGTCTCTACTAGTCTTCTAATCTCATAATGGGATTCAATAATTTTCTTCTCTTCCATATCATAAGTAGAATCCATATTCTCATAAATACCTTTTCCTAGTCCCAACAACTCTTGGGCGCCAGGAGCGATATTTCTCATTGTTGCTTTAGTCTTTTCATTTCCCCACTTTGCTTTGTAGCTGCGAAGCCTAGGCCCGCTGTCTTTTCTTGCATCATTGGAGACGGGCAGATACCATTTGCCCTTAGACTTTGATGTAGTTGTCATACCGTCTTGTCTCATTGCCTTAGAGACATCTCTCTTACCAGGTGTGTCGCCTCCTGGGCCAACTAGAGGCCTATTAACAATGTCTTCTATACTTGTACCGGGAGGCTCTTCTCCACCGAGCGCAGCGTCTAAGCCAGGGGCTTCATCGGCAGGCGGTTCTGCACCCAAATCACCCCCCAAGTCGTCAGCTCCTTGATCGAGTGGGTCCTGTGTTCCGCCCGATGTCTGTGCAGCCTCAGCAGTCGCAGCCTCAAATTGGGCCTGCAGCACTGCGTCGTACTTCTTATCATAAACAAGCTCTCTACTATTGCGCAGGAACTCATCCTCAGATAGGTGGAATAAGTGCTCAGCGATCCAACGGCGACTAAAGAATCCTTCAGTCGCAGAACCTGCAACATCAAACTTGGTTTTCCAATACTCTAACTCTTGAAGTTCCGCAAGCTTTGAAGGATTGTTGAGTGATAAATCAAAGGAAATAATATCATCGCCCCTGAAGCCAAGGGTATAAAGGTGTATGATCCCAATCTTCTCTAGTTCTGAGACGATTGATCTTTGTAGCCTTTGGATAGTTCTGGCAAATCTAATGTCTTTTTGTGCTAATGTTGTTTTGTCCTCAGTCCCTTGTTCGCCCTGAGTCAGGTATGACTGCGGTACTTTAAGTGCTGAAAATAACTTATCACGTAAATACTTTACATCATCGATATCTCCAGTAAAGGAGCCGCCAGCCAAAGTCTCAATCTTTGAAGAAGTGCCGCCTCGAACAGGAATAAAATAGTCTTCTTCAACTGACATTGGGTTATATCGTAAGTCGACACGGCCAGTATCTGAGTCAACAAGTTGGTTCCTCTTCATCTGAGTCATAACTTTTTGCATATATTGCTCAACGTCTGTTGCATTTATGTTGCCAACATCAATATAAAACACACGTCTCTCCGGTGACCTAACAATCCTGTATGCCATCATGGCATCTTCCAAAAGGGTGAGTTGTCGCCAAATGCGGCGAGCAGGCTCCAGGACTGATGTTCCATATGGGGCGTACTTGTCGTTTCCTAGAATTCTAAAATGTGCAACTTGCCAATTTTCAAACGTCAGCCCAGCTGTGTTCCATTGGTATTGAACGTAGTTGGGATTTGTTTTGTCTTCCCCCTCTAGCCTTTCAACCTCCATGGATGGCAAACCAATGGCAGACCTAACCCCCTGATCCTCATCGATATCAAGGTAGAGAAAGTAGTCTCCAAACTTGCACATTGATCTGCACCAACCAAACAAGTTAAAATCAATGTTTAAAACATTATGGTACAAGGTTTGTAGAACCGCCTTTATTTCTTCATTGTGGCACCGTATATTTAGCAGCGGAGTTAGCTCGGACGATGTTGACATTTCGTCAGCGTAAATATCAAGGGCCGAGGCTATCTCTGGCATATATTCCATTTGATCAAAGTCTGTGTACCTTTCTGACCTGTTTTGGTTGACATAGGCGTTGGCCTGCATCTTTTCATATGCATGGTATTCAGATTTTTTAAATTGCTGTCCGCTTGCCGATTTAAATCGAGCAGCGTATTTATCCATATCTCGTCTTTTGATTTGCCTGCCAGTTTGACTACGATACCTAATCATCGGGCCAGAAAATACTCTAGTTAATTGTTTAAATAATCTATTTTGTGGATTTCTTGGATTGTCTTTATAATCTGCCATTTTGTCTTATCCTTTAAATAACCAAACAAGGTCTTTATCAAATTGCTGTCCAATATCTTTGTTTTTTAAATCAGATTCAAAATCGTACTTCTTTTGATATCCATGCATACCTGGAATTGTTGTATTTATTTTAGTATTTGAAATAATCATAGACCCTAAAAATGCTTTCTGATACTCAATGTCTCTTTGGTTTGTTTCCAATGCTGTGTCGCGGACCCAACATGCGATCGCCAAAGCCATTGTTAGATCGTCGTTGTAGCTCCTCATAGCCTGCGGCCTTCCGTTGTTCCAGATAAATGTCTTAAACTCGTTAGCTGTCCGCGAAGAATATAGAGTAATTAGTTTATTTCTAATGAATTCTTCTAATTTAGCTACGATTAATGGGCGCGTCTTCTGCGAGGTGGTGAACCCTGCTACAGAATTAGATAACGCTTCTGCCTCAAGCTGGCTCACATATTCGTGTGTTGATTTAATCGAATAATAAATATTAGGATATTCTAGGTCTCTTAGTTTATCTAAAACTGCAAACCCGACAGAGTTGTTCTCAACCACTAATAAGCAGTTACCATATTCTTTACCTGCCGAATACAGCATGCTAGCGTAAACGTCTGGGGCTGGTTTGCCTTGATACTCCGCTATGACCTCCATTGTCTCAAGTTTTATAACATGAAAGACAGAATAGTCCTGTCCATCGCCGCGAGCAACGTCAGCGACAAGCATGTAGGAGCAATCATCCTTGTACTCTTCCCAGATCCAATAGTTTCTATCAAACCCTGTCCTGTGTTTTGGTTCTCTTACAGTATCAAATATTCTCTTTATATCGTCGGGATGTATTACTGTTTCGCCTGATGTATTGAAATTGCACTCAAGCTCTTGTGCAATTTGTCGACGAGACATATTTCTTGTCTCTTTTTCAAACCACCCCTGGTCTCTTTCTGGGTGCACCTGCCATGGAAGATTAGTTGGATAAAAATCATTCACTCCTTGCTCAGACTCAGTGTATGTCTTATGAAACCAGTTGCCAACGCCGTTAGGCGTAGAAAGAGCTATGCACCTTCCACCAGTTGAAAGAGTGGGATACAGGCCAGTCCACAATTCTTTAAGGCCTTCTACGTGCGCTGCCTCGTCAATCACCAACAGGGACAGTGCCTCTGAACGACCTGCATCACCAGAGGTTGATGAGGCTTTTATTTGAGACCCGTTTGAAAGCTCAAAAGAGGAACGATTGTCAATAGTGATGTCTGAAATCTGTAGAAAGTCAGGAACATTCTTAAGAATGTGTTTTACCTTTTTAACAAGATTTGAAGCTGTTCCAAACTTAGTTGCTATAACTAATACGTTTTTATCACGATGAAAAAGCATAAGCCAGACAACATATCCCGCTGTAATTGTGGAGATACCCAACTGCCTGGCTTTTAAAATTATGTTAAATCTATAATTGTTAAAGTCTTTTAAA